AGCACAAGGTGCTCAAGGTTCTCTTAACGATAGACGAGCTGGTGATACCTTTACTTTGTCCGCTAATCAAAACTCAGCTAATTATTCCAAAGCTGTTGGAATACAGGATGCTGAAGCGTTGGCAGGAAGACAAGGAGCAAAGCTGATTACAAGACACCACTTTATAAAATAATAGAATATGGTCAAAATATTTCAATATAATAATGTTGATGGGTCTGTGGAACTTAACACACCAGAGATTTTGCTGGTTAGTGAGTTCGGTGCGTTAATGGAAGATGCACGAAATATTTGTGATGAAGACAAACACGGCAAACTAAAACTTAGAGCTTTTAGAGAGTTCACTTACATATATCTTGCTCTTGATTGGCAAAGTCCATACGCAGACTTTGATGCACAAGAGCGCCATGAAATGGCTCTTAAAGACGCACACATGACAGAATCTGAGTTTAACAATCCTGAGTTCCGGGCTGCCTGCCGTAAATTTAAAGCCATTCAGGAATCAACTCGTTCTATAAGACTGTTGCGTGCTGCCCAAGAGACCGTAGATAAATTCATGGATTATTTCCACAACATCGACCCAGAAGAACGAGATCCACTCACGGGTAAACCGATTTTTAAGGTCAAAGACATTATGGCCGAGATTTCTTCACTGTCTAAGGTTCAAGATGAATTAAATACACTTGAATCTATGGTTAAGAAGGAAATCGCAGAAACCTCACAACTACGAGGTGGCTATGAAGATGGTTTCACTCCTAACTATTAATGAGTATGACAAAGGCAGTGGAAGCACCAGTAGTTGAGAAAAGAAAGAGAGGGCGTCCTAGAAAAACTCCAATTGTTGAACTTCCAGATGAAATTCAACAGATTGTTGCTGAAGTAAAACTCAAGGAGATTGAGGAAGAAAAACAAGCAATGGAGGATATTAAAGAGGAAGTTCGTCAGCAACATAATGGTGGCTGGGATTTCACTAAAGAAGAAACTCCAATGTTTTTCGATGCCGATTACTCTTATGAACTTACTGGATATAGACCAATAAACAAAGAACAAGGTTTAGATTTTGACCCTAGTTGGTTTACCGAGGCAAGAGAGACATTCCTACGCACACATCATTACTGTGCTTATCATAGAAATACAAAAGCCTATGCAGACTTTTGGAATAGGGAATATGAACGCTGCAAGAATGGTATGACCGTAAATGGTTATACAATTACTGGCGATAATTACTTTTTCTTGAACTACTATCAACTTATGGACCTGGATTCAGCAGAGACTGCTGGTGAAGGTCGTACTTACATTTTCCCGAATTTCTATGTAGGGCAGTATGAATGGTTTCATTACGTTGAACTCTGTAAGAAGCTGCGTATGAATGCTTGCCTTATGAAATCTCGTGAAGTTGGTTACTCAGAGATTGACTCTGCTATTGCAGTTAATAACTATAACTGTCGTAGAAATACTATCAATCTTGTAGTTGCCAACCTCAGTGATTACCTCAACAAAACCCTTGATAAGATGTGGAAAGCTATGTCATTTATTAATGACTACACTGATGGTGGTTTCTTTAAGTTGCGTCAAGTAATTGATAAGGCTGATTTAAAGAAAGCTTCTACATATAAGATTATCAATGGTCAGAAAGTTGAGACTGGATGGATGTCTCAAATCCAAGGAATTATTGCTGATAAACCTTCTAAGATTAGAGGTGACCGTACTGACCTTCTTCTATACGAAGAGGCTGGTTCCTGGCCAGAGTTGACTAAAGCCTTTACTCAGGCTGATGCTCTTGTTGGAACTCCAGGACACCAATGGGGAATCAGAATCCTTGGAGGAACAGGCGGTGATGCTGGTCCTGCACTTGAAGGACTAAGAAAGATGTACTATAAACCTCACATTTATGGTATTCTTCCTTACCGCCATAGATTTACCCCTGATGGTTCGCAGGTGATGACTGCTTACTTCATGCCTTGTTTTAAGGTTTTAAAATATCGTGGTTATACTGACCATAGAGGTTGGACTGACCCAGAGAAAGCAAAGGCTTTCTATGAAGAGAAAAGAAACCTTAAGGCTGAAGACCCTAAAGAACTTGTAGTATATTCAGCTGAGTATTGTTTTACCGCTGAAGAAGCCTTCTCTCTGGAAGGTGATAACAAGTTTAATAAATCAATCATTGCAGACCAACTTGCATCCATTAGACTACATAAACAAGCACCTCGCGTAGATGATGGAATTATTTCCTACACTTATAAAGGAAGTGCTCATACAAAAGAGAACATAAGTGGTTACCTTTGGAAACATATCGTTGCTGGGAAGGTACATATACTAGAACATCCGGTTTGGTCTGACTTATATAAAGCAGAACACCGAGAGGATGGAACAGATTACTCTGAAATGAATAATCTATACGTAGCCGGAATTGACTCTATTGATATAGGTCAAGCCGATACTTCTGTAAATACAGACAACCCTTCTAAGTTCTGTATATGTATTAAGAAAAGAGCCTTTGGCTTACAGGAACCACAGTATGTTGCCTACTACAAGGACAGACCAGATGATATCCGAGAAGCATACAAAATTGCTATGTGC